TCATTACTGGGCAGCTGTATTGGGCCCGTCCCCTGATTCGCCGTCCATCGGCCGACGCGAGGGACCTGTTACGTCATGAACGTCTGGACCGTCGTAGGAATCGCCGGGATGAGTATTACCCGCAACAGCCTTACGAAGGTACCAACCTACGCGAGAAGTACAAGTACCTGTTAAGGAACATCCCTAATAAGGGAGAACTTCTGGATCGCATATCCGATCTAATGTCAGAAATGGTTTACGACCATATTGACCTCCCGACTTGGCGAATCGTCCACTTGACCAGAAACCGCAGTTGCGTATTGGTGGAGTTGGGTGAGGACTATCGGGTGCAGCAGTGGATGGAAGAACATGGGCACGAATACGGCGTCAGAGTCAACTAAGGTTGTTCGTTATTGCCGAATAGGCTGTGCTGATTTTATCGAACAGCTTCGGCGTGTATTGGAGAGGTCTGAAATAGACCTGTTCAAGATCCAGAAGGTCGTTGAGGATATCCTGCGTGAGACTTTCCTGCGTTGCTTCGGCAACAATGAGGGGAGTACCATTCTGGATATCCTGGAAGACCTGCGGCATTACCGTATCGATCGGAGGGATATGATTGACGTCCTTATTGAGTTCGAGGACTTCGTTTATAAGGACAAGACCCTTTGCGACATGCGGCGTTTCACCGTAGTGGATGCAAAGTTCATCTACGACACGCCGCTATTGGAAGTCGAGTATCATGAGACAGTACCTACGGAGGAGCCGCATTCGTTCAGTCGATTTATCAGAGGGCTGCGACGGTCGGGAGAACTCATCCACCCAGAGGTCGAAAAGGCGCTCGAGGCATTCACTCGAGAGTTGGACCATAGTTCCACCGTACACAGGCAAGGCCGAGTATCTCCACGCCATCGTTGACTTAGAGGATATCGAGTTCCAATCCCTGGAACCGGATCTGTGCGCTGAGGGTAATGTTATCCTCAAGGCATTTATCCACTATATCTGCTACGACGACGATTTCTTCCTGTCCCGTTTGACGGATGAGTTCTTACCGCCTGACGATATAGGGAGAGCGGCCATGGCGATAGATGTTTGGTTTTCCATACACCTGGACAAGTTCCGGGACGTCTTTGCTATCGTGAAGCGGTTTGCCCCAATGAGGGTAAATAATGTCGAAATCAAACAGAGGTCGGCGCTCCTCGAGTTTACTTACGAGGAATTCATCGATGCCACCTAGCGTAGATTTGTACCCAGGCTTTGTCCTGACATTGGAGGCTGATCTTGCTGGGGCGCTGCATGCCCTGGAGGAACAGGCGGACTACGACAACGGGAAAGAGTTGCCTTGTGTACTGTTGTCGATCATGTTGTTTGGATTGGTCGCACCGGAAGAAGAAGTGATGCGAGCTTTCGAACGGCTAAGCGTACATTACAAAAGCCCCCAGGATCCAAGTTATGCTGAATTCTGGTGTGGTTTCCAAGCCACGTTCTATGTTTTCAAGCGTCGGTACATACACGACGAAGATCTCAAGAACATGATTCATGATGTCCTTCCGCGTGACTGCGATTATTGCGAGGAGGGTTTGCTCCGCGTCAAATCCAGTCGGTCAGGGAGACACTTCTATATAAGCTGAGGTAAGCGATGAAAGTAGAACGTTACGTACTTGAACTACCAGATTTCCCGGTAATGAAGCAAGACGCGGCTGAGCGGATTGTAAAGGAGATCATCACCATGACGGCGGAAGCCAACATCGGTCTTGATCGCGAAACCCTCGTGAGCATCAGTCGCGAATACGAGGTCACCCTACACGACATGGAGCTGTACATCGATAGGTTGTTGACTATCCTGTACAACACCAACGTCTTCAGCCACGTTGTGAAGGTGAGTCATCCTTTGTCGAATGTCGACGTTGAGGTAGCTCACCGCCAAGCCTTTGTGGAGATTGCCTGGAATGACAGGGTTAACAAGAGTCACCCGTGAGTGGGTCGTGATTCATGACTTCATCCTCAGGGACTTCTCGTCCCTCCAGGACATCCAACATACGCTGAAGCAGTTGTCTGCCCTGGTGTATGAGGACGTTGAACAGATGGGCGAGAAGCCGGCTGAAAAGGGCTATGAGTTAGGTCTGTTCCTGCCGTACATCCCTAGGGAAAAACTGCACTGCGAAATAGGACCCTACTCACAAGCCCAGAAACTGTACCGGGTTCTGGCCGATCATTTATATGGCGTCTACTCACTTGGCTCAATTTACTCACTCCAGGCGATCGAGTTCAAACGAGCGGGGCCATTTCTATTACTGTCAGTTGATACGAGGTGGAAAATTGGCCAGTGGTGATGTTGACTTCTGTGTAGTCGATGTCACTCCGCCGACCCGAGCACTCATTCGGTATCTGGATGGAAGGTTGGACGAGTTGAATTATCGTCCTGACCTCATCATCCAGAAACAAGCCGTCTGGGGGCGGCGGATGTCCAATGGTGCTAACCGCGAGAAACTCGCACGGGAACTGCGGAGCGACGAGGTTTTTAAATCCATGGCAAGCGCTGAAATAGCCGCCGATTACTTATTGGATGAGTACTACCCTGCGCTCGAGAGCATCTTCAAGTACGTCGGCCTGCATGCAGCTGCCGTACATCTTGTGCGAATAACCATTTCCGATTCACGCCAAATCCATGCCAGAGTGTTGGTGGCCTGTATCTGACGTATTCCTGGACCATTGCCATGAGCTACTACATACTGGGACATTCCCCGAAACTAGGATCGATGTTAACCACGCTGGTCTGGGACCTCGTGCGGAATGACCCTGTTCTCGGGGAGGTTCCGCGGAGACTCTCCCAGAAGACAGTAGCTTTCAAGGACTGCTGGGATTTCGTTCTCGAAAGCCTGGTCCAAGGTGAAGGTTATCTTGACAGCCTGGGTATTGACCTGGATCCACTCTGGGACAACATCGACCACGACGAGTTGAATGAGCTCCTGTCCGTTGGATTGGTGCACAAGCTCGAAATGGTCGAACACGGTTACTTCAGCGCCCTGTTAATGGAGACACCTTTAAATGCAGTTGAATTCCGATACGCTCAATAAGACGATTACCTTCGACACGTACGAAGGTGTTCGTTACAAGAACTTGCGGTTCGTGGCCATCCTCGATGCTGCCACTGTAACGGCCCTGGGCTTCGATGCTCCGGCCAAACACATGCAGAACTACCCTTACCTGCCGGCAGGGGTTTCGGACTCGTACACGGGCTACAGCTACGCCAAGCTGATCAATGCCAACAACGAGACCATCTACATGGGCGTTCCTTGGGTGAAGCCTGCCTCCATCACGGAGAATGCCAACCCTGTGCGACTGATCACCCTCAAGAACAGTGACGATGCTACTGTAGCGTCCCTGCGCTCGATGATCATCGCACACGGCATTGAAGACTTCACCATCGAAACTCTGTGACATAAAGCCCACCTGCCTAACGGCGGGTGGGTTTGTGCTCTTTCTTTTTTTACTAGGGCTACTTACGTAATGTAGAGCAATGTACCCTGGAGCAATAGATGAACCCATTTCTTCTTCCCCTCGACGAATATAACCGTAACCTGGATGTCCGTCAGGGCTACATCGAACAAACTGCCAAGTACATCTCGTTGCAATTAAAGAAGCCCCTGGCCGAGTGTCTCGATTACGTTAAGAAAGAGACCCGCCGTGGCGGTAAGTTTGAATTCAAAGATCCTGAAATGCTGCAATTGGTCCGTAAAGGGCCAGGTCACCGTGAACCGGAAGAGACCACCTTCCTGGGCTACGTGAACGAGGTGATCGATACCAACCGTATCCTGTCCCCGTCCATGGTGATCTACGAGCGCCCTGAAGTTGAGAAGTCCGTAACCGCCGAATGGCAGGACGACAACATCGCCGCTCGTAAGCGCTCCAAGAAGCGCATGTTCGTCTTGAAGCAAGAAGGCGACATCCTGGGTAGTCAACTGGCCGACTATGACCAGAACGCCCGTAAGATCCGCATCAACTCCGTGTCCGGTATGCGTGGCTTTGAGGGTAACCCTCTGTTCATCGCCACCGGTCACTCTAGCCTGACATCCCTGTGCCGTGCAGCGGCTGGTTACGGTAACGCTACTGTAGAGCGTTTCCTGGCCGGTTCCCGTCACTACCACTCGCCAGAGATCGCCAAGGCCAACATCGTGGCAGTCTGCACCATCGAGAAACGTGCAGCGTTTGCTGACGTGATCGAGAAGTACGGGATCAACTACCCAACGGTGGATCAGGTTTGCAAGATGATCTCCCGGTCGACTGACCTTTACTGGAACGACACCACTGAGGATGCCATCATCCGTGGTGCGGTAGAAGGCATGACCGATCTGGAACGTGCGATCTTCTGCTACTCCGGCGACATGTACCACCTGGCACAGTACAACGATAAAGTCATCCGTGACATGCTGACCACTCTGATTGCGATCGACATCAGCGATGTTCCTGACGTTGTAACTGACGACGTGATCAAAGGCATGGATCCTACCGACCTGGCCTATGTGAACGCCCTGTGCGCTACAGTGCTGCGTGGGTCGACTTACGACCGGGTTAAGGCAAACGATCCAGCTGGTTGGCAAACGATCGGTAAGGTGGCGTGGAAGGTCCAGCAGGGCCTGAATCACTACGCTGACTTCATCACTATGTTCTTTGCGACTTCCCACCTACCTCCAACCGTGGCCTCGTTGAAATCCATTCAGCGCCGGGTATGTTTGGCAGCGGATACCGACTCCTCCATCTTTACCTGCGAAGGTTGGGTTGAATGGTACTCGGGTAACCTGATGCGCGGTGAGGAACAGGACCGTATCTGGTACCTGGCTACTTACATGGTCTGCCAGTGCATCGCCCACTCGTTGGCTAAGCTGTCCACTAACATTGGCGTGGAGAAGTCCCAGACCTTCCGTCTGGCGATGAAGAACGAGTACGCGTTCCCTCAGTTCGCATTGACGAATCTGGCGAAGCACTACTACTCGACCATGTCCATGCGGGAAGGTAACGTCTATAAAGAGCTGGAGATGGAAACCAAGGGCGTGGAGCTGCGTGGTTCGACTTCGCAGAAGCACATCCTGAAAGCCACCGCTGACTTGATGGAATCGACCCTCCATGCGGTGAACGAAGGCAAGAAGCTCAATGCCGGCGACACACTGAAGCTGGTGGCGAACTCTGAGCTGGAATGCGTCCGGTCTATCCTGCGGGGTGAGTACACCTTCTTGAAGTCTGACAACATCAAGCCAGACAGCAAGAAGATGCCTTACCATGAACTGTGGCAAGACGTGTTCGGTCCGAAGTACGGCAAGATGACTGAGCCTCCGTACGCCTGTGTGAAGCTGTCCCTCGATCTGGGTAACCAAACAGCCCTCAAGGCTTGGCTGGCTGATCTGGAAGACCGTGAGTTCGCTGAGCGCATGACGCTGTGGTGTGCCCGTTACAACCGTAAAGACCTGAACACCATCCTGTTGCCAACTCAGGCTATCCGTAGCTGCGGTCTGCCGGTTGAAATCCAACAGGCTGCCAACATCCGCAAACTGGCCTACCAGATCAACTCCGGCTTCTACCGGATCCTGGAATCCATGGGCTTGTTCATTGTGGATCGGAACAACCTGCGTCTGGTGTACGACTTCCTGGGATTGGAACCATGAGTTTGGATGACGATAAAGGCTTTACAGACTACCTGTCGGCGTTGACCAGTCTGGAGGCGTGTCCGGCAGGGCGCTACATGATCGGCCTGAACCAGCACATTAGTACAGATTTCTTCAAGTGTCGCTGCGGTGCTGCTGAGGTCAGGGCACTGGGTGAGCTTGAAGCTTTCTGCACAGTGAAGGACTACAAGGTCGTTGAGGGTCTCCGTAAGAAGGAAATCCCGTGCGAGTGTACCCCTGGCGCCTTTGCCAGGAGACTTGCTGCCGTAACGATCCCGATGGTGGTGTTGCCGCAGACTGAACCCCAACCAGATCAGAAGAAGTACAGTCGTCGAGAAGAGCGGGAGTACGGTGGCGTTAAGTACTACTGTTACTTCTACGGTGAAGATGACTGGCTACATCGCAAGATCGAGGAAGCCAAGAACAACCCGGTGAAGGACTTCATTGCCGAGTGGACCAACCCTGATCCGCTATCGTTCGGCACCACGCATCCGTTTCCAGAGTTCCCATCCTTCCTGGATATCGCGAAGCATGGGGTTCGGATGGCAGACAGACCAAAAGCAATCCCTGGTCGTCGTGGTACGTCATTCTTCCAGCATCCGTGCGACGCCCTAGAGGGCCTACTCCCAGTGTTTGGGGAGAGTTGTCTGGCTACGGTCACAGATGAAAAGACCGGAGTTACTCGGTCTCTGGACGAGGCGCTGAAAGAGGTGCGGCATAAAGGGGAGAGTTTCCCCTCCCCATTTTCAACAAATACCTACACGGTGAAACCGGATGTCTAAAGTGTACAAGTATAACGAAGGCGAAGTGGAGGAGTCGAAAGGCCTATTCGCCTTGCTGATCGAAGGCCTCAGAGCCTCCTGCTACGCCAGAAGTAAACCAACCTCCCTGGGGTTCAGTTCTCTCGATAAGTCAAGACGATTCAACCGCGAGGC